AACATGCCGTATGTATTGGCCAACGAATGGATGCGTCTGCGGAATACCTTCTTGATTTTGGTGCTTTCCTTGATTAAGTCTACCGTCACGGCCGGATGTGTGTCGCTGATAAACCAATCGGCTTCGTACAAGTCGCCATGTACGGTACGGGCAGCTACCAAGCGTCCGTCCTTCTCGATGAGTTCCTCCACACCTGCATTGCAGATGACTTCGCCACCCATGCTACGGATCTCGTTGATTAATGAATCCACCAGCAGGGAACCATCGCCCTTCAGACGCCAGGAACTTTCGATGAAGCTATTGTTTCCTTGTGCGAAGGTATAGAGAGGCAATGTGTCCTTGTCCAGTTCCATCTTGAGTGACGAGCCACAAAGTACATTAATCAGCAGAGGGTCGCTGAACGTATTGTTCAGGAATTCGTAGGCGCTTTGACTGAACAAGGATGTATTGAAGAAGTTTACCTCGTCTCTAGGCAAGATGGCATCGTGCAGATGCTTGCCTATTTCTCCCATCACGTCGGCATATTTCCGAAGTCCTTCGCGTTCGTTGGGGAAATCTTTAGCCAGAGTATCCACGAAGTTGTCCAGTCCTTCGGCGTATGCGAAATTCCGTCCTTCTATCATGACTTTGTCAAATCCGTCGGCATCCAAGTGTTGCCAAGGCAAGTCCATGAGGTTCATGTATTTAAAGATGGGGTATAAGGAGTTTCCGGGTGCAAGACCACCCACGTAGTGCAATCCAGTATCAAGTGCGATTCCTTTTCTCCGATAGCTCTGCATGCATCCGCCCGGGTGTATTTCTTTCTCCAATACGCAGACGCGATACCCTTTCTTGGCAAGAATGAAAGCGCATTGCAGACCTCCGAGTCCGCTTCCTATGATGACAATATCGTATTTCAATGTTTTTCCTGTTTTTCAGTCTTATAAAAAAAGGCAATTAGAAGACGATTCTAACTGCCTAGTCATTGGGGTTTAAGTGATTCCGTTGCGATTCGAACGCAAGACCCACGCCTTAGAAGGTTTCAAATTAAAATTGACTTCAAAAACTAAGGTTCAATTTGTTCGAACTTGCGAATTTATGACGTTTCGACAAACATTCGACAAACGTTGATGTCCAGGCTAATTATACAATCAAAAAAATATCTATTGCCTTTTGCAAATAAAATGGTTTGCAAAGATAAACATTTCTTGTTTATTGTTTGGGAGATATTAACAAATGAAAGGTTATTTAACTATTTTCCCGTTAATATCTCCGAAATTGTTAATGTCAGATATTATCATCAGTGTATCTTACATGACGTGTCAATCCTAATTCTACAAGCTCTTTCACGTATTCCTTTTCACGCTCTTTCTTTTCTCGTGCCCGGGCGTTTTCATAGAAACGTTGTTTTAACTTGCTGAGGTTTTCGATTCGCGCCGCTTTCGATGGCTGGCCCTTCTTTTCGCAAATCTTACAGACTTTTGAAGTCCATGTCTCGCGCTCTACACCCTTTCCTTCATCGCGTGAGAGTCGTCGGAAATTATCTTCGCTGCGAGTCTGTCCACAACAAACGCATGTTTTATAGATAATTCTTTCTTCCATATTTAAAAATCTGATTCGTTGAACAAATTTCCGTTGATTTCCTTCTGCGGCAAAAGAGAGGTGATTTGCCATCCGCCGGGTTTGTAGTGATTCTTTACCCCTGCGATTACCGCATGAGTAGAGCATCCGATAAACATAGCGCACTGCGATGCTGTCCGGAAGGTATATTCCTTATTCCCCTTAGTTGCTTTCACCGGGTGCGGTTTGAAGCTGTTTTTAGGGATTGCACCAGATGCGTGACCGAGGCTTATGTTTGTGGAACGACTTACCCAACGGAGATTGTGTATAGAATTATTGTTCTTATCTCCGTTGATATGGTCTACACTATCGTAACCCCATGGATTTGGTTTGTAAACAACACTTACCAAACGGTGGACGTAAAAAGCCTGGAACATCCCGACTTGGTTCTTCAGATGGACAACTAGATAGCCTTCTGCATTTGGTCTTGACTTAACTTCTTTATATCCATTTGCAGTGCGCTTGCGGATGGCTCCAAGCGTACTAATCTGATACATACATGTTCCATCTTTGTGCCGCGCGCAATGATGCAAGTCTAACCAGTGTTCTTTTAATTCTTTCTTCTGTGTCATAAGATTAATTCTATTGTGCCCGCTTTGGTGCTTTTCCGCCTCTCCACGGGCTTTTGTTTTACTTTGTGATTACTTACTCGTTTTTCAAATTATCGTTGCTAGAATCGTCTGATTTGGCTTTCTGGTTTTCGTGGATGCCCCAGATAGTTTTCAAAGCGTCTTCGCGGTTTTCCTTGAAACGTCCCCACAGAATGCGTTTGCGGTCTGTCGAAAGCGATTGAAGGAACGGAAACGAGCTAACGAAGTATTCGAAATCTTCGTGACAGCGTTTATAGTGGCCGGCTATTCCGTTCTGGACGGCTCCAACATACCCGGCTGCACGTCTTTCGAGGCTTTCGGCTTGCGCTTTTTCTGCTTCGAGTCGGTCAATCTTTTGGCGGCGCTCTGCTGCGAAATCATGTAAAGCGACCATAATTGCCTGATTGTTGATTTTCTTCCCATACACAACCTGACCCAGTTCACCACATTTCAACCGATGGAAAAACATTGCTAACTCAGCTAAGTTCAAATGATAGTAACCCGAAAGGATTACCAAAGCCGTTTCCTTGGCTTGGTCTTGTGTCATTTCCACACCCGCAAATCGCACCACGGAAATAAGATGCTCCGCAATGATGGTGAGGCTTGCGATGTTGCCATGCATCCGGTTAACATCTGCAAGGGTTGGGATGTCTTCACGTTGAACAATGTCAGAGAGTGCCATTTGTCCGGCGATTAGTTGTGCTCCAGTGCCTCCCCAGTTACTTACAACCGATTGGGATGTCTGCAAGCCAAGCGAGATTTGGGTCGGAGTTAAGGCCACCGGCTTTTTCTGCATCATGTCCGGCAATGCCTTGGGTTGGGTCAACAAATCGGATATTTTCGTAATTGCCATGTTTCTTTTGTTTTATGTTACTAATAATTTCGTTATACTTTGAGTTTATGAGAGTCGGAGAAAGCCGGTCGATAATCCATTTGTCGGTAATGTTGTTCAGCAATATCCCGAAATTCGTTGCGATGTTTTCCGGTGTGTCTTCCAAACCTTTGTCTTTTGCCGCTTTCTGCAACTTCTTGGAAATCGCTTTAATCGCTACCGAGTCCTTCGCTTCCCAATAGTATTCGGAACCAAACATAAGGGAATAGAAGTTCATGAAGGTTTCTTTCAACGGTGCGAAATACGGGTCAACGTCCTTTTTCTTCCCTTGGGTTTTCTTCTTTGGTTTTTCTTCAACTATTTCTGTTTCGTGCTCTCTTTCTGACGAAAGAGAAGAATATATATTATTATTTATTATATTATTTATATTATTATGTTGCTGTTGATTGTCTGTTATTTGTCTGTTACTTGTCTGTTGCTTGCCTGTTATTTGTCTGTTAGATTGTCTGTTTTCGTCAACGCTTTGTGGTTGGTAATCGTCATATTTACAGATAGTTATCAACCGATATTTGTTTGTTGAATTGTCTGTTATTTCTCCAGACTCAACAAGACGTTTTAAGCCAGTGCGAACTTGTTGTACTGACAAGCCAACTGCGGTGCTAAGAGACGGCAAAGACGTGAGGAACTGACCTCTCTCGATGGAAATACCTTTCCATTTCTTCGACTCGTAATTAGCTGATAAAAGGATGTGGACAAACAGAGCTACCATGTTTGGCTCGCTGCTCCATTCTCATTTCAGAAATTTACGATGCAAAAAGATAAAACCCTGATTATCCATAAACACCTCCTTTCTTATACTTCCACAACCAGACCCGGACGGGCGAACTCGAAGGCTCTGTTTGTAAACTGACCGCGTAAATACTCCAACGCCGCTTCTTGGTCCAAATTGTTTTCGGACGGGTGGATTAAGATAAATCTTTGGCATTTAGCTTGTTGAATCGCCGATGAAGCACGTTGTACCGAGCAATGCGAGCGGCGCACGCGTTCTTTCAATTCGGCCGGATATTTTCCGGTGTCCAGCATGTGCATATCGTGGTTTATCTCAATCGCACACAACGAAAGCGGTTCGGGCAAAGCTCCGATGATGCGGCTATAGTTGTAGCAATCGGTCGCAAAGAATATTGTTTTTCCTTCCAGATTCGAGCGGATGAAAAAGGCAAAACATTCGATGCCTGGGTCATGCTCAACGGCCAAGCTTATAACACTCCATTCGTAAGACTTACCGATGTTGATTTGTTGGGCATGGGTAAAGTTGTCGGGACCCAAAAAACGGATGCCGTATTTAGCCCAGTCGTCCATGTGTTCGCAATGGTCACGGTGATAATGGGACACAATGCCACCAGATATACTTTCGATTTTTGGGATAGCCGCCAAAGTTGTGTCAAATGTGCCTTTCCCACATTCTATAAGTAATGAATTTTGATTTGAGTCGGTCAAGATGTACGAATTTCCGCTTGACCCGCTCGCTATAACTTGTACTTTCATCGTATTTCATTTTGTGGGAGAGTCTGTCACCCTCTCCCGTGTTAAGCATCATTTAAATAAATCCTCCGGGTTTTGTGCTTTTCCGGCTGTTTGTTGGACTTTCGGAGCGGCTGCGGGTGCTTGTTCCGGCTGAGGCTTTTCCTGCGGCTGTGGGGCTGCAAATGAAACCTTCACCTCTTCGGCATCTACATCCACAACCTGACGTGTATTGGCAATGTCGATTTCTTCATCAACGGTACGCATACCCATTGCAACTTCCGGTGCAAAAACTCGTTGGAAGAAGCTGCCAGCGCGGTATCTACTCATTTGTCTCGGCATCGTAAGCCATTTGGAACCCGGCTTTTTCGACCATCCTTCTTGTGTCACCATTTCCGTAGAAATCCAATCACCGAAGAGTTTTTCCCCGAAAGAGCCGTCCGGCTTTAATTCATAAGTCCACGCACGAACCTTCCAACCGGGCTTCATCGGTTCGCCAACTTCTTCGAAGCGCAACGGAGAGAAACGACCCGTAGCATTTACCGCGGCAATCAAGAAAGAACCACTCCAACAAGGTTTGCCCTGGACCACGCTCATCTGCTGGCATACCGCGATAGGAGAAACCCCCATTCTTACGGCCATGTCAACGGCTATCACCATATTGCCAAAACCTTCTTTTCCGCGATACTGAGGCGGTACGATTGTACTTGCGTTATACGCTTGCGCAACTCTTTGGCAGAGTTCAAATTGTGCGGTCTGTTGACCGACAACTGTAAGCTGAAATTGATTGTTATTATTGTCCATGTTGCACCGGCTCTAGGCTGGCCGGTCCGCCTCAAATTGTTAATATTATTTTGATTGTGATTGTGCTTCTGGCACTGAAAAAGGCCATATCGTTAATTTACGATGGTCAACAGATGCAATAATCGACTGATGTTTGCCGACTAACTTACCCCAATCGCTTACACATTCGGCATTGTCGGCCAACACCGGGCATTGTATGCGGTAATGCTTCATCAAAACTCGTTCGATATAGCGAAGGTTAAAGATGAGGTTTTCCGCGGTTGAAAGGTTGGTACTTCCTTCTTTCATCGGTTGCATCACTGGTACACCCTTATCATTACCCATGTTGGTATCAAACAAGCGGATTTCGTAACCCGTACCTTCAAAGAGCTTGTTAACAGATGCGGTAACGCTGTCGGCGTACTGCTTGTAAAACTCTTTCAGTTGTGCGATGTGCTGCTTGTGCTGCAACTGAGTGGTAATCAGTGCGGATTCTTCCTCACGCAATTCGCTGATGCGCTGCTGTATTTTGTCGTTATTCTTCTGTGTCTGTCTTGCGGCTGCTCCCCGGGTAAGTTTTTCGTTCAACGCTTGCAATTCTTCTAACAACTGCGGATTTTTCTGGGCTATGTCAAGTTTGTTGGACTTGATGAGCTTTTCCGCTGTTTTTTCAAGGTCTTGTGCTTGGCCGATGAGGTGCAAAGATTCCGGAGTTTCAGTTATCACCTTTCTTTCCGGAGCGGTAGGAGCTATACCAAGGGCATTAATACGGGCTTCTACTTCGTGCTCCTTGCTCATTAACGAGTCGATGCGGTCGGTTATTTCGTTGATTTTCGCAAGCTCTTTGCCACGTAAAGACATAACTTGTTTACCGGCTTCGACAATGCGGGCGAGTTCATTTGTACGCTGCTTTTCAGCGGCTTCTGCACCACGAGCGGCCAAATCACCACACCACTTATTGCATACGGCACATTGTCCGAGTTTTTCGCTATCAATCGGGCGTAAAGATGTCTGCTTGTGTGCTTCTGCGTGCTTGTGTGCTTCTGCGTACAATTCTTGCGCACGGGCTTCGGCTCTCGCTAAATCGGTGCGAGCTTCCGACATTTCGGCCTTGATTTGGTCTTGCTCACGGAGCAATCCGTTCAAAGTTTGTCGCCACTCAAAACAGATTTTTTCAGCTTCTTCGATTTGCTTGTTCACTGCCTTGTTTGCTTCTGACACCTTCTGAGCGGCCATACTGCGGAGCTTCTGGGCCTCATTTCTGAGGCTTTGAGCCTCGTTGCTGATTTTGTTGAAAGCATCTGCACGGGTGGCATTTTCAGCGTCAATGCCTTTCAATACTTCACGGATTTCTGCGATGCGCTGATGTATCGGGGCTTCGTCTTCAAATTCCGGGACGTTTTGCAGCATGGCGGCATTTTCTTCGATGCGTCCGGGGATGGCATCAATCTTTTTCCCTAGGGTCTGGATAGTCTGTTTTTCGCGCTTTTCGAAATCATCGAAAGAAGTGTTACCAATCTTTGCAGCCAATTCCGGATTATGTTCCTGCAAAAACTCTTTTTCTGTCGGGCAACCGGCAACAGCTAAAAGTAAATTTCTGTTACTTTTGTTCTGCGCCGCCAAACTTGGATTTAACAAATAAATCCAATCCTTTGTACCAAAGAGCTGATTAACGCAAATGTCATATTCTGTTTTCTTTTTGGGCACGCCCGAAATAACGTAACTACTTGTCGAAGCGGTAATCTTACCTGAAGCATCCAAATTCGGAATTAGTGTACGGGTATAGGTGTCCATGCCGTCCGGGTGCTCGATGGTGAGGCTTACCGATGCCGGAGCCTTGGTAGACTGATTTAACACTTTACCGGCTTCCACGCTTCCACCCAGTGCAAAAATGACCGCCTCCAAAATTGAGCTTTTCCCGCTACCATTGTGGCCGCTTATGACAATACTGCCGAGTCCGCTTGACGGAAAATCAACCGTCAAAGAGCTGTGATTCTTGAAATTTTTCAGCTCCAGTTTTTTAATCGTTATACGTTTCATGTTATAATATATTTAAGTAAATACTATTCTTTTTCTTTCCTCCCCACACCGCAAAGGTAGGGGAGGTGACAACCACTTTTTGGTCTTCTGATTTTTTATTTATATGTTTTACGGCATCTTTTCTGCGGCATCGTCAAAAACTTCTTTGTGTGCTTTGATAGTTGATGCACAAAGGATTAAGTTAACAACGGCGGCGAGCATTAAACTTACATCCGGATTTTCTGAGGCGACCATTAAAAAGATTACGCTACCTGCAAACCACACGGCCAAAAGCCAAAATCTAAAATCTAAATCTTTCATAATTGTAAAAGTTAATGGTTATACATTTTGTTAATTTTTGGCCATAGTTTTGGCCGTCCGGGAAAGTCTGGGCTTTCCGGAATACTTGATAAGGTAATACGGTAATCTCTCTAATTTTCGGGCAGTCTGCCCCTTGATATACTGACCTACGATAGTAGGAATTTGCCCTTTTCGGGCGGATGCCGCTTTATGCGGTCAATACGATTGTGTAAGTGAAATTCGGAGTGAAATTTTCTTCAACATCGAATTTGATTGTATGGATGTCCGGAAAATCTGTTACGGGGTCTATCGCTAAGATTTTCTTTCTAAGGTCCTGATTAAGCTTGTTGGCTACCCGCCAGACTTCAGATACATCTACACCGGTCAACTTCATTTCTTCGCCTTTTCTTGAGAAGTCGAAAGGTTCGGCTTTCATCATCTTTGCGATGCCATCGAAAAGAATCACTTCGCACAAATCACGCAATGCCTCGCCATCGTTCGGAAACTTGTAGTTTTCCTTTGGCAGTTCAAAAACTGTCAACGAGGTTTCAGCGACTAAATTATATAACGTCTTCATGATTCAAGTATTAAAAGATTGATAATTTATTTTCTTGTTGTGGGGGTCCGAAGACCCCGGGAATTAACGGCACCATTTTTTGTTATGTGATGCAACTTTTTCCGCCAAAATTTCGGGCGATTCTTCGCAGCGAATGAACAGACGTCTAAGTTCTCCAACTGTGTTGCCTAAAACTTGCAAAACTTCAGTTTTAAAACCTGCTTGACCAAATTTATCCAAAAAAGAAGCAGAATCGTAATGCTTCGCTTCAAAAATTTCCACCCATCCACGCTTGGCAAGTGCCAAAGGATGAAATTCTCCTACCATTGCATTAGTGGCGTTGACTAAAATTTCATTAGTAACCTCATCGTTCGCAGTTCGGTACAAATTGTGCGATACCCAAAATACTTTTCCGTTAAAAAGCAAATTTTCAGAAAATGAAATTTTCATAACTTAAAAATTTAAATAAAAAATTAATAATAAAGTTATCTGGCTGCAAATTTAGGGGAGCAGAAGACCACTTTTTGGTTTTCTCGAAAAAAAGTTTGAATTTTTTTTCTTCCCGATTTGCCAACATTTCAAAAATAAAAAAACCGACTGACTTAGCTCCACCTCTCACCGCACACACCCACAAAAGCGGATGCGTTTTTCATAAAGCAGTGTTTTAGGTGGCCGCAAGGTCAGCCGGATTGTTAAATACCCCTTGTTTCAATCCTTGTTTGAAACGGGTTAATCTGTTTCTTTTATCTACTACAAAGATAGGATTTTTTTTGAAACTACCAAAACTTTTTCGAAGAAAAGCAAATGAAATTTTAAAATTTATCTCTTTGAAAAAGAAGGTGTTATCTCCTTATCTTTATGCTACAAAGATAAGAAAAAAAACGAAACCACCAAAGAAAAAAGTAAAAAAGGCAAATGAAATTTTTAGTTTTTACTATCACTACGATGAGAGTAAGTGATTAGGGTTTAAATATCTCGTTTTGCGAGGGTGTTGTAACTTTGCGTATATTATAATAAGGTATAAAATGGCAAAGTATTGTGATGAAATAAGGGAAGTATTCGTGGAACACCTACGAAACGGGGTGTCTTTCAAGGATGCGGCGGCAGCTGTCGGCGTGTCTCTGTCGCAAGCCTACGAATGGAAAGCTACGAAGCCGGAATTTGCGGAAGAAGTAAAAAAAGCAAACAAAATATTTCGTGAGACGATGCTTCGTCCTGTAGAAAACGCCCTGCTGAAACGTGCTTTGGGATTCTCTTACGAAGAAGTAAAAACAGAAACTTTTCCAGATGGCACGGAACGGATAACGAAGACCACGAAACAAGTTGCTCCAGATACGGGGGCAGCTATCTTTATTTTGTGTAACGTGTCTGATGGCGATTGGCGAAACAAGGTCGAACAAAAGGTAGAAGGGGATTTGAAGACTACCGTAAACGTTGAGGTAGAAAACAAGAATGTTAAATCAGAAATCGAAAAGTTAGGGTTATGAAACGAACATTAAACGAATTGCTAACGGTGCTGCCTTGCGTCCAGAATTTCGAAGCCTGGGCGGAATCTTTACCATATCCGAAAACGGTGGCGGGGCATGCAACGCCTAGCCCGGACTCGATTACACTAGGGCAATACCTGGACCTATCGCACATTAACCCGGATGCGCTGATATTCGAAACTTACCGAATCATGATGCCGTACAAGCTCCCAGATGAGGTTATAGGCTGTTTCGATGCCGCCGAAATCATCGGGCTTGTCTGGGGTGTAAAAAAGACGGTTGAAGCTTTAAACGAGGCTTTTCAAAGCATTTCGCCGGATTTGTCCGAGGAAGAAAAGGCGGCGGGCGTTCCTGAATTTGGCGGCCCGATTTCGCTGGTCGATTTCGCCTCAAAAAGATTTGGCAAAACTTATGCGGATGCGATGGCACTACCCGCGTGGGAGGTGTACCAAGCCCTACAAATCGAGCATGAAACCACCGAATATAGAAAACGATTACAAACCATATATCAACAGAAATCGAAATGAAACAGATTGAAGACATAGCGAAGAATCTGGGCATGTCCTATAAATTCGGGACGTACAAAGAAGTAAATCACCTCTTTGACCGCTCCGATACATTCCCGGCGATAGCTGAGCTGTTGCCTTTGACGGGTTCTTTCTCTTTGAAGTACGAAAGTGTCAAGGACTCGCAGGAAATTACGCTGTTATTCCTGGATATTGACCAAAAGACCGTCAACAGCGAGCACACACGCGCAATCATCGAGCGCATGAAATCGAAAGCTCTTGAATTTATCAAAGCCACAAACGAAACACAGCGTTTTGAGCCAATAGATGAAACGACACTCGAATACTTTACCATCGTCAAGCAGTTCGACAAATGTTTGTCAGGCATCGAAATCACTTTAAAACTCACACCCGTTAACGCTGTTTGCTTATGAGTAAATTAATGCAACAAATAGTAATTGATGAACTCACCGATTTGGCTGACCGGATAGCGGCTAACATCGTAAAGACTGGCCAAGCCGATACGGGTGCAACTCGTAGAAGCATGCATGTTGAGCAAGACGGTGACAGGTTTACCCTTTACAGCCGCCGCGGGCTGTTTAATCTGGAAATTGGGACGCACCACAGACCACCTCACGGAGTCATTAAAGCTTGGGTTGCTCGCAAAATCACGCAAGACCCAAAAGAGGCAAGTAACATCGCGTGGGCTATTCTCTCAAAGCATGCCGCGGAAGGGTCATTCTTGCGGCGACACGGGCGCACTTTTGGAGGCGTACCAACCCCAGACGTTTACAGCTCCGAGATAAAAAAGACGGTCCAAAATCTCTACGACAAGGTAGGCGCGGCGGTCATTCGTGAAATTGAAACGATAACATTAAACTTTTAAATATGGCTAATAAAATTGTATTCTATCCGTCAACTTGTAGCTACATGTTTGCTTTGGATTCTGCCACTTTCACGCCTGAAAAAGCGGCGGCGGACTTGGCGGCGATGAACTGGAGCTATGTCGATGGCGTGGTAAAATTTACGCTACCCGCAAACTTGTTGCAATGCATAATCAGAACGATAAACGTTGCTCCGGGTGCAACCGAAGCAAGTGGGTACGGTGTGGCGGCATTTTACACCGATGATTTATACGGATTTGGCGAAGAAAACGAGGCGGAAATGATTGCGGCGGGTTACGATGTTCGAAAGTTGGAATCCGGAGGCGTTGAGTATTCCAAGAATTTGACAGATGCCGAGCAGGAAAACCTTTTAGCTTTTCAAACAAATTTCACGCTTAGCGATTTGGAAAACGGCCAAGGAGGAATTTTATCATTAACTGGCACTGGCCAAATCGAAACGGAAACCGAACCAGACCCAGAAGCCCCAGAAGACCCAGACAAGAAAGAACCTGAGTACATTTACCCGACTGGTACAATATCAATCAAGGATTTGGCCGTTTCAAACATTGGGTTTAAGAATCACCAAGACGCAGACACCTACGACTACATCCAAATGATGGTCGCCGAAATTCTGGACGATGGCACGGTTGGCGGTGAAGGCCATGTATGGCAAAGCAGTAACTTCGAAAAGGATTTCGACTATCTGACGATGCTCGAAGCTATCCGCGGCATGTGTGAAGGAAAGGAGATTACGCACTTCAACGTGACGTACATTCTTCTGAAATCCAGTGAAACGGAAGAATCGGGCTACGAGTGGACGGATGAGTACATCGTAGGAGGTGCTACAAATGCCGTTACGTTTAGTGTTACGGATGAGGTGAAGAAATCGCCGATAAATCTGGAAGATACGGCTTACTGCCTTGACCCGGTGCTGCTGACCATCAATCGCCGCGACATGCCCGAAATCCAGAACGTGACCGTGGAGGTGCAAGACTATAAAGCAGATTTTGAGTTCTACCCAGACCGCAATGTATTGGAAATCGACATCGCTGAGTATCTACAAGTGTTGTTCGCAAACGTTGACCTCTTCGAACATCAACAACTGACCGCTACCATATTCGTAAAGCTGTTTAACGCAGACCGGGAACACATCGAAACTCAGGGAATCACCATTTCCGCAATTTACGGGAAGAATCCAGACCCGACACTTCCAAAATGCAAATTGCGGGTGCAATGGCTTGACAAATACGCCGTACTTCATGATGAGTATTTCCGAATCGTTGACAACACAACAGAGGGAGCAAGTAAACAAAAGTACGTTGTTAACCGCGAGGAAAGGGAAGACAAAACCGGCGAAAAGTCGATAACACTGGCTAAGATTCTGGCAAACAACGCCGAACGTGAAGCCTTGAAGACCATCGTATTCGCTGACCACGTGCGCGCCTATATCGGTGGCACTTGGAAGCGTGTAAAAATTGCCAACACGTACAAGACTGGAGCCGGTCGCGAGAAAAAGAACTTTGAAATCACCATCAAATATAGTTTGTAATGGAAAGATTAGAGATATATAACGAAAGGGAAAAGAAGTCTTACGAAATCGACTTGAAGCCGGATAACTCTGTTTCTTTGCAGTTGAAAAGTAATCTCTTTAGCCCGATTGACAAAATCACGCTAAACCATAGCTTCACCATTACCGCGCCCGACACGTTGCAAAACCGCCGGGCGTTCGGTGTTGGGAATCAGGTCGCAGCCGATTCGGACCAGATGCGAATGAAATTCCCTTGCAGGTTTTATCGAAATGGCGTTTTGCTGTTTAATGGTACGTGCCACATCCAGAGCATTGAAAGCGGCTCTTTTTCCCTTTTGTTAGTTTGGGGTTTGGATTGTCTGGAGGCTTTAAAAGATGGTGGCGACCTTGAAGAACTGGATTTGGGAAACATGACGTTTACCGAAGTGGATGCAACGCGAGGGAATCCCGTACCTTATTACAATACCTATGCGGAATGCATGGAAATGGTAATGTTTCATGCTCACTCAAACGGTGATTTCGCCGAAAAGAACGAATATCATTTAGCCGCTACCGACCAGTTTACGCCGTGCATCGCAGCCCGGACGATTTTCAAAAAATGTCTGGATTCGGCGGGCATTGCCTACGAAGTGGATGAAGCTGCCTTTGAGTTCATGAATCGTTTAGCAATCCCTTTGGCATCGCTTGACACTGGCGAAGTGGAAATAACGGTAGGTCGCTATGGTTCTATAAACCCGGATGTTGTGGAAAGTTATCAGGAATTGACAAGTGGAGTTCAAACACCGGCTTATTATATTAGCGGTTTCTCTGTGGTCGGTAAAACCGTCACGACTTCCGAAGCAAAGCTGTTTAATTTGTCAAATAGTGCAGATGTTAGAATCTCGTTTCACGTTGTCGGTGATGGCTTGCTACCGATTTGGTTAGAATCATTCCGCATCGGTGTTGTCGAATATGATGATGAAGGGAAAGAGCAAAGCAAGGAGTACAAACGCGTGGAAAGCACACGCTCTGAGATTGTCGGTGAAGAGTTCATCTATTATTTCGAAGATGTGGAATTTTCAACGTCTGGAAAATCTGCCTTTTATTTCGTCTTCGCAGGAACTAACAACGATGTGTTTAAGGTTTACGTTGACAAGTTGATTGTAAATATTTCTAATCCGGTAATAGTTCCAGATATGGAATTGTCGATAGCAGCCAATTTGCCACGAATGAGCCAGATAAACTATGTTAAGGCTCTTTGCCAGATTTGCGGTATATTCCCCATTCCGCCGCTTGACGGGTCAAAGGTTGTGCGGTTTGTTACGCCTCACATTCTGGAAAAGAATAAGGAAAAGGCAGTAGACTGGTCGCGATATGTTAACGGCGAACCGAAAAAGATAAACTTTGCTTTCTCTGACTTCGCACAAACCAACTTGATAACCTACAAAGATGGTGAAAAGTATGCAGCATCCTTCCCGATGGAATCGCCCGGAGCCGACAAGGAAAAGACCGCCATTGAATTACCTTTCATGCACTTGGTCGGTGGTCGTTGGCCTCTGTGGTCGGTAGAATATGACGAAGACAAAAAGATTTATGAGTGGAGTCGCGAAAGTGTTGACCCGGCAATTTACTACATCCGTCCGTCTGGAATGTCTGATGATTCGGATGCATTTCTAAGCTTTGATGAAATAGCTCCGGCCACCATCCTAAAGCGTTGGCAACCGTTGGCCGATGCCGTAAAGCGTGCGAAGGTGGTGAGGTGGAGTTGATGTTACCGCAAATAGCCGTGAAATATGTCGATTATTCCATACCGATTTACATTGAACAACTGGGCGGGTATTTCGGTATTGTATCGCTCAACAATTCAGGTAGCAAAACAACCGCAGAACTAATTAAAATTTAAGATATGGAAACGAAAGTAATAAGTGTAAAAATAGAGGTTGACAAGGCACTGCAAGAACTTGTTAGGCTCAAGGGTGAAGCTGTACTCCTTAAAGAAACGCTTAAAGGCAAAGATAATGAGGTAAGTATTGATGTTGAAAAATCCAGACAAGAACTCGGGAAACTTCAAATTCAAATTAAGCAGTTGGAAAGAGAAATTCGGAACGCTCTTATCATAGAACCCGAAATAGGAAACATTGACAACGCTTCTATCCGCCAATTGGAATCTTACCTTACTTCATTGAGGGAAGCTCATAACCTTCTGGATAGAAAAGACCGCGAAGGAGCCTTGGGACAGGAATATCGAGATGCAATAGCTTCGGTTAGTGCTGTGATTAGTGCAAATGAAAGACTCCTAAGTTCTATTGGGAGAACGAATGAAACTATTTCAAGTCTTAATCTTGACGTTGTACAACCTGAGTCGGCTCAACGTTTAGGTGAAATAACTCAGGCTTATGTTACAGCTAATGCTGAAGCACAAAGATTGAGACAAACGTTATCTGATTTAAACCAGGCTGAGGGCGCAGATGCTACAACATTAAGTGCCGTTGCAGCTGAGTTAGGTCAAGCTGAGGCTAAAACTCGTGCTTTTGCCGCCCAGAAAAGAATCTTGGTTGATGAAACGAAGAATGAAATCTTAAAGAATGAAGCCGAGGAAGGCTCTTTGCGTGCGCTTCGTGCAGAGGTTAGCCGATTGACATCGCAATATGATTCCATGTCAAGAGTCCGCCGTGAAGGTGCGGAAGGTGCAGCCTTACTTGAGCAAATCCAGAAGGTCGGGAAGGAATTAAATTTGGCGGAGCAAGCCTCTTTGAGATTCCAAAGGAATGTCGGTAATTATCAAAGTGCTTTTGGAAATCTGCATTTTCAGGTTCAACAGCTTGCAAGAGAATTGCCATCTTTGTCGTATGGCTTCAATGTCTTCATTGGTGCGATTTCCAATAACTTACCGATGCTTGTTGATGAAGTTGTCAGAGCACGCCGGGAATATGCCGAAATGATGAAGACTGACCCAAGCAAGGCAGTTCCAGTCTGGAGACAGCTCTTTTCAGCGGTTTTCAATTGGCAAACGGCATTGGTGGCAGGTATTACTATCCTAACTTTGTATAGTCGTCAAATTGGGGACTGGATTTCAAGCCTTTTCAAGGGGAAGAAAGCCCTTTCTGACATTTACGAAACTACCGAAGAATTTCACAAGGCCGTTGGCTGTGGCTCTGGTAGCATGTTGGCAGACCTTGAAAAACTCTCCGTAGAATGGGAAAAACTGGGAGATAATCTGGAATCAAAGCAAAAATTTATCAAGGATAATGCAAAAGAGTTTGAGAAACTTGGGGTGTCTATCACATCGGTAGAAGAAGCCGAAAATGCCCTTATAAAGAATCAGACAGCCTTTGAAAATAGCTTGATTGCCCGCGCGAAAGCAGCCGCAGCGATGAAGCTTGCAGCAGAGGAATACGAAAAGGCCGTTCAAAAGATGGTCGAAGCAGAAGCGATGCCAGATACAAAGACCGTTTGGCAAGCGACTACACAGAGTATTGCAGGAGGTGCGCAAGGTCAGTTTGTAACGATGGAAAATGTCGAAAAAAAGGAAACGATAGCCGAATCAAATGCTCTTTTTGCTTCTGGCGACAGCTTGATAAAAAAAGCCGCCGGTTATTCTACCGAAGAGGCAAAGATTCTGGAAGAGGCAGGTATTAAGGCTAAGAAAGCCAATGCCGATAAGGTAAAGGATGCAGCCGATACCGCTACCAAGTTACGCGACATGAAAGCCATTGAGCTTGAAGAATATCGTAAAGCAGAAGATGAATTGCTTAAACTGGTCCAGGATGCACGGGCAAGGGAATACAAGGAAATGGAACTTTCCTACGGTCGTCAAATCGAGGACTTGAAAGCCCGTTTGGAAACGGAAAAAGACTTGTCTGTAGAAGCTCGTCAAGCTATCAACGACCAGATTTCAGCATTGGAACAACAGCGCGCTAACAAGCGTAGAGAGCTTTCAGCAGAAGCTTTACGAGCTGAAATCGAAGCCACGCAAGCTGAGATTGAATTGAAATTGGAGGCCGTTAAAGAAGGTACTGAGGCTGAGTATTTGTTGAAGTTGGAGGCGTTGGAAAAACAGAAGGAATTGGACTTGACAAATACTGAACTCACCGAAGAACAAAAGCTCTTGATAAGTCAGAAATACGCAAAGATGCGTCAAGACTTGGAAAGTGAGCAAACCGCCGAAATCAACCGCCGTCAGGCCGAGGCAATGAAAGCTCGCTTTGAAAAGGAACTGGCAGAATTGCAGTCCATACAATCAAAGAAGCTTGAAAATATCATCGCATCCGGTGCAAACGAAGAACAGGTAGAGCAAGCTAAGTTGGCATCCGAAATGGAAATGTTAGAAATGCAACATTCCCAATATCTTGAAGAGTATGCCAACATGAAGCAGCAGGAGGGCGAGACAGATGAGCAGTTCGCCGCACGCCGGGCAGAAGTTCAAGCTAATGCCGATGAAGCTCAGATGCAAGCTACGGAGATTAAAGCCCAAATGATGGCAAATGCCTACAGAAGTGTCGTTGACGGTATCGAAGAATTAGGCGAGGTAAGCGAATCCTTTGCAGCTCTTTCTAAGGTTCTGGCATTGGCTGAAATTGCCTATAATACCGGTAAGGCATTGGCAGCGGGTATTGCATCGGCAGCAGCTCAACCGTTCCCGGCTAACATTGCTGCAATTGCAACAACGGTAGGTACGATTTTGGCAAACATAGCTCAGGCTACCAAGATTGTAAACTCTTTCAGCAAGAGTTCTAAGGGTTCTTCTTCATCATCTGCCAAGTTTGCTACCGGTGGACTTGTTGAGGGTGAAGGAACCGCAACAAGTGACAGCATCCCGGCAATGTTATCGAACGGTGAATCAGTAATGACGGCGGCGGCGACTTCCATGTTTGCCCCGGTGTTGTCTGCTTTCAATCAGATTGGCGGCGGTGTACCTATCCAGGCAACTGAAACAGCTAACAGCGTAGCAGGCGAGGAAATGCTTGCACGTGCGTTTATGCGTGGTGCTGCATCTTTGCCAAATCCAGTTGTTTCAGTTGTGGACATCAACGCCGGACAAACGCGGGTGGCTCAGGTGGAAACGCTTGCGAATTTATAAGAAAGTTTTGCGTTAACTATTTGTCTATCAGCTGTAAAAAGTGTAAATTTGTGCATAATTAAAACGCGAAATAACATGACAGTAGATGAATTTTTAACCCAAAATAAGCCCATCTTAAAAGTAATGGTGATGAACGGCCTTTCCCTTGATTTGGGACGATGTGCAGGGATGGTTCAGGTATATGAAAAAGCCAAATCCGAACACGGTAGCCGCTACGCCATCGAGCTTTGTAAAGACCGCTATTCCATCAAATCAGAACCTACATTTTTCCGTATTTTAGAAAAATTGAAAAGAGATTTGCCATAAAAATTATAGGTATTAGTTAAAATGCAGAAATAAACTTTCTTTAATTTCGAAAGGGCCGTCCGTGATGGATAGCCTCTTTTTTTGCATTTATTAAGAGAAATTTCATTTGCTTTTTTCCCAGAAGACCAAAAACTGGTCTCCATCCCCGTTTTCTTTGCACTTGAAGCCGGAGAGAGCCGGTGATTTATATTTTTAATTATTTATACAATGTAATTATGACAACAAATTATTTTCCTCACCTGGGGGCAAAAATGAAGGATGCGGGCGTTAACGTTAATGACACCTCCGCAATTATTTCGTATCTATTAGATACCGTTGGTAATGACTTTATGGGTAAGTTTGAGTTCTGGATGTTTCGATTTGATGGTAGCTCGCTTACTTCAATATCAAAAGAATTGGATTTGGCTTTTGTCGCTGTGGCTAATGGTAGAAGACCAGAACTTGTTGATTTAAAGGGGTGTCATTGCAGCGAAGATGAATTGTGTGTGATATTCCATGCACTTGACCAATGGGCTTTTGATTCCTTTAATCCAACTTTTCCGCTGATTCTCGAATGATTTAACGAAGAGAGGTTAACCGCCTCTCTTTTTTCTGTATGACGGGCATGTCATACATCTGTGGTGAAAGTCCATTCGGGGCGTAGTTGCCGACGAACCCTATAGCGACTTGCAAGTTTCAAACGGTGACGTTTGGGAGAGAAGAAGCAATAGCGAACTCGTGGCCTGACGAACAGAAACCTAATATGAAGGCGTATTAAGCGGACAAGCTGGCAGAAGACAGTAAAGTTCCCAAAGGCGACCGTAACCTTAATGCGTAAATTAGGCAGGTAAACGATGAAAGATGTATGGTTTATCCCGTGAGGTCTTGACAGTCTTTTTAGGATAGTAACAACGAACGTCAAGAAGTCAGCAGAGGTCGAAGTAGCTGTACTCGGGTAGTACATGGCGAAGGACCGAATAATTTGTAACGTTAATCAAGAATGTATGTTCGGGTAATATGTCTGACAAGTGCAAGCAACAGAAACGTAAATGAATGTTGCCCACCCAATCTAAGATTTAGTTATCCGAAGCGGAAATTAAGAAAGACGGAAGATGAAACTAATCGAAAGTATTCTCTCTTCAGAGAATGTAATCAAAGCACAATCCCGTGTCATTTCCAATAAAGGATGTGCGGGTATTGACGGTATGCATGTGGATGCACTTGTTGAATACATGCGTACCAATTGGATGGGTATCAAGGAATCAATCCTTGCCCGCAAGTACAAACCTGCTCCCGTACGTAGAGTTGAGATACCTAAGCCTAATGGTGGTGTCCGTAAACTCGGCATTCCAACGGTTTTGGACAGGACAATCCAACAAGCAATAGTACAAGTTCTTTCTCCCATATTCGAGAACGAGTTCCAAGAACATAGCTATGGCTTCCGTCCTTGTCGGAGTTGTGAGCAAGCCGTTCTTAAGTTTCTTGAATATTTGAACGAAGGTTATGAATGGATTGTTGACATTGATTTGGAAAAGTTCTTCGACAAAGTTCCCCAAGACAAGTTGATGAGCTATGTCGGTCGTGTCATCTGTGACCCTGACACCGAAAGTCTGATATGCAAGTATTTGAAATCGGGTGTCATGGACAATGGTATCTACGAAGCTACAGACGAAGGTACTCCTCAAGGCGGTAACCTTTCTCCCTTATTGAGCAACGTCATGTTGAACGAACTTGATAAGGAACTCGTCAGTCGTGGTCTTCGCTATGTTCGTTACGCCGATGATTGTATCATTGCGGTCGGTAGTGAGGCAAGCGCTAAACGAGTGATGCGAAGTGTCACAACATGGATAGAACGAGAGCTCGGACTTAAGGTAAATGCGAGTAAAAGCCATATTTGTCGCCCGACCAAACTCAAATATCTTGGTTTTGGTTTTTATCGTAATCCTCAAACCAAAGAATGGCAATCTCGTCCTCATGAAAGCTCCGTTTCAAAACTTGTCCGAAGCTTGAAGAAACTATGCAAGCGTTCTTGGAGTATCTCCATGACTGACCGTATAACTCGCCTGAATTATGTAATCCGTGGATGGATAAACTATTTCTCTATCAGTTTTATGAAATTAAAGATGGATAAGATAGACGAACATCTTCGTACCATGTTGCGCAAGGTTATATGGAAACAATGGAAAACCCCTCAGAAACGAGCCTGGGGTCTTCGTAAGCTTGGTGTAGATTCAGCTTTGGCGAGACGCACTTCTTTCTGTGGCGACCGCTATGAATGGGTCGTCAGACGTACTTGCGTTGTTCGTGCTATATCCAAAGACGTGTTTACACGCAGAGGGCTGGTTAGCTGTTTGGATTACTACTTGATTAGACACTCTTTGAAAACAAATTAAACCGCCGTATGCCGAACGGCACGTACGGTGGTGTGAGAGGGAAGGAAACGAAAATAGGTAGGAAAACCTTCGTTTCCCTACCTACTCGATTGAATGATAGTGAGTTGAGTGTT